GAGTTAAAAAAAGATGCGTATAGATATAGGTTTGTACGTTCAACCGTTGTTGATGAGGATCATATTGTTTAGGGTAATTCAAAAGATTAATGGGAGGGAGTATAAAGGATCCCCATTTCACCATCCACTCCTCTCAGCCATTTCAGCACACTCTTTAGAACACCAGCGTCTGTTATCTGTAACAGGAGAATCGCATTCCCAACATTGTCCAGATTCATTAGAAAAGATGTCTAATTTAGCACCTTTTGCCAGCTCTATTTGTTTCTCCAGTATTAACTGGGCTTGTTCATTTGCTTTGTCAATAACGTCACCCATAGTTCTCCCTCGCTCGGAATGGGTTGCTTACTTTCTTCTTACGGTTTTTGTTCGTTTGTTTAAGTGCCATATTATCCTAGCAATGCGCCAACAGAGTGACATTTAATACCATGGAAGCAATAAGGACGGCTGTTAATAATACTCCTATCATGCGATACTTGTTGGCTCTTTTAGTAAGCTCATCACAGTTATAAAATCTCATCTTCTTTACCTTGTTCAAGTTTTGAAATGTCGGCTAGTATAGCATAATAACCACAATAGGATAGGCAAGCTTCATAAGAACCATCACCTGTTTCTAACCAAACACTACATTGATCTAGTACTCTATCTGCTTTTGTTTGTAGTTCTTCTATATCATTTTTCATTACTCTTTCTCCATATCAATAGGTGCATTGATCTCTTTCATATAATCTAAAATTGCTTGTGCTAAAACACTTTTATTATCTTGCCTCATACATAGCACCAGGCGTTTTATATTATCTTGTTGTATATCAAATTCAAGCTGCTCTAAAAAGGCTTTAAATACTCCAAAGTTCTCTTGCTCATGATTAAAATCAATAACCCATCTATCATGTTCAGTGCGGTAGTTTAGTATTATTTGGTTACTCATAATCATGTATCCTTATTTCTAAAATCTCTTCACCTATGGCAACACCAAGTGTCTCTTCAAGTGTATCTGCAAACCCCCCGTGGATTGGTTTAGATTTAACAAATGGGGTATTAGTTGTAATCTCGCTAACAGAAATATCGTCATCGATAAAAACTCGCATCTCTTCTGGGTATACACTTAACCTATCTATCAATTCTTTAATTGTCATTTCTTTTCCCATCCTTCACTTTGTAAATACTCTACATGTGTTTGCCCCAAGTGGTCTTCTCTAATCCACCCGTACTGAGCTTCTAAGATTACACCAATCATTTCTTTACCAAAAGCGTCTATTAAATCTAAAGAATTATATGTATCGTAATAATCTGTGCCTGTTGGAAGACTGCCCCAACAACAAACCGAAATGCTGGCATTAACATATAAAACTAACTTAGCAATATAATCGGCTCTAGTTTTAGGTGTCATAGTCTTTCCCGCAGTTCATTACAAAGAGCCTTACTGTTTACACAAATATAATAAACCACAGCTCCAACGCAACATGTACATATAAATAGTACACCCCCAAGAAGTAAAAAGAGGAGTGACCCTACACCCCATTGCATAATCTCTATAAAACTAATCATTTTTTCTTCCTCTCTGCCAGCATTCTCTCTTCTAACATTGCGTCTGCCATGATGTATGCAACTGAACTTATGTATTTATAATCTATATCATCGTCCATAGCTAATACCCCTTGCATCGCAAGTCCAGCAAAGTGGTCACGAAGGGCTGCAGTATCATCATCACGAACTTTGGCGCTGTAGCCATCGTGGTACAAATGTGCTGCAAACTTATCTACGTCACCACTTCTTATGTTACATTCCGCTGCTAACTTTCTTACTTTATTCATTCCCCACCCCCAATGCCGTGATGCTTCTCAGCAAATTCAACACCTGCCCAATAACTGTAGGGATGTGTGGCTTCATCATCAGCTTTAAAACCGTTTGATATCTCTATACCAGTTAACGGTTTTAACGGTGCTGCGTATAACTCTGTAACTATACAATATTTATAAACTCGTTCCATTGGTTTAACCGTATGAAACTCTTTGATAGGCTCATTATTAAAATGGGTTTCTACCATCCAAGCCACAGGCTCTTGCTCAGGTTCAGTAGATATATAAACATCTCTAGGGTCTATACGTTTTCCTCCTTTAGAAAAGCTTACCCCGTAGGTTGCTAAATCTTGGAGCTTATCTTCTGTATCTTTACTCATCACATCCCTCCAAACTCAATAAAAAAATCGCATATCTCGTCATCATCTATTTCTTTCTTTACGTCCATATGCCACACGTAGTTCTGTGTGTCTATCTCAATGGTCAGGTATCTCTGACATAGGTTCTTCTGGTTGCAGTTAGTACCCATACATCTGGCACTGGTTGTTGGCAGTGGATACTGCATTTGGTGTAGTTTCATTTCTCACCCTCTATCTCAATGTAGTCCCCAATACGAGGAGCATCTTCGCCCGTTACTTTCTGATAATACTCTTGCATCGCCATACCCTCCCATCCACCGTGCCATCCAGCAGGTACTGCTTTATATTCTTGTTTTACTGCGGACAATGTACTCACCGCTGCGCCTGTTGTTTTTGCTATGCTTGCTAGGCTATAGCCCTTACTATATAAAACTTGTAATATTAGTGCGTAGTCAACGTCTCGACCCATAGTTCCCTCAATCTTTTTCGTTCGTCTTCACAATGAGATATGACTGCTTTATTATTTTGCATGAAGTTCACAATGTGAACCGCAGCCCCTGTGAGTTTGATTAGTTTTCTTTTTGTTGAATAGAAGGCGACTACCTCCCGTATAAAGGGCATCCATTCCTCGATCTCCATTCGGCAGTATAAATCACTACCATCACACCTAGCCATCTTTGGCTTAGGCATCTTATAAGACTCGGTCTTACTTATCTTTTGTGCTACATTTTCTCTTACCCCTATTAGTCTAGCAACGGACTTCAAGGTCATCATTGGGCTACTTTCTTCTTCCTGGAGTTGTTTTTCTTTATTCTTGTAGTACCAGGCTAACTTTTCTGATCTATGTTTTTCTTCGTTAGCTTCAAATTTAGCTACACGTTTAAGCCGTAATATTTCTTTATTCTTTTCTCTATACTCTCTATTCCTGAGAGCTTTCTTTATCTGTTCTTCTGTTTTCATAAGTCCTCCATAGTAATTAAAATGCTGACCTATTGATTAAAGTGCTTACATTAGCCCTCACCTTTTACCTATCTTCTATACCCAAGATGAATTGCAGTTAATATAGAAGTGGCATCAATAGTACTTCAAGCCGTCAGCGTAGCCTTTAACATCCTTGTTGCGATATTTCCTTGGAGAGTAGGGCACTGCGTAATATTATTTGTGTCGGCTAAAGGCTGCTATGGCAGCGACTCGCCCATGGTTTAAATCTTTCTTCAATATATCTTCGTTAGTTAGTAGAGCTTCGTTCACATTAGTTATTGCTCGGAAGGCTTTATTAATTTCAGTGGATAGAGATTTTTTTAACTTATCTACCGCAACATCTGATTGTCTGTTGGGCATTACTATTAAGTAGCCTTTACCTCTCACATTAGTGAGATACATCTTATGGTCTTCTAAAAGGCTTTTCTTTACTCCCTCTAACATACCTAAGAACTCAAAAGCATAAGCCTCAAATTGTTTCTTAGACCCATAGGTAGGCAATCTAAGTTTAAAGTTATCCGCTAACCATTCGTTTGTTACAACATCCCCATAATTAAACATCTTCGCAATGTTGTTAGCTACTTTTAAATGAGGTTTATCTACTTCTTCTATGTATGTATCGTTATCAGTTATCATGCTAATATCTCCGCTGTAAATCTACCAAATGTACCACCTTTTTCAGGTCTAAATCCACCGATACCTACGAACATCCCTGCATTATCTATAGACTGTTTCAACTGGTTAACATCCAATACATTCTCATCATATAGTAAACTGAAGGTAGTATTCCAGGAAACGAACTTAGGACGGTAGCAAATAACTCTTGCTTGTGATACTACTACACTGCGTCTATCTAAATAGCGTTGTTCCCATAATTGTTCAATAGATAATTTCTTACCATAATCTAAAGGAGATAGCTCGTTCTCCATCATTGTTCCACGTTTAATTTGCATACCTAGTTTGTTTAGCTTGCCACCATTTACAATCGCAGCTCTTATGTTTTGTGTAGGTAGCACAACATTTAATTTATCATCCCAGTACAACAAACCACGCCATTGTGATTTTGCTATAGCATAGTGATCGTCTTCTGTTTTCTTACGTTTAGATGTAAGTTCTTTGTGGGCGATAGTCATTTCATCTAGTGGATCTGCAAGTCTGTCTGCTGATAATAAGATTGGTGATGTGCCTGTCAATTTTACATTTAATTTTTTCATTTTATTTCTCTGTTATGGTTAATGTTATCCCCTTATGGGGCTTTGCTTTGCTTTGCTTTGCTTCGCTCTACTGCGCTGGGCTTGGCTTTGCTTTGCTGCGCTCTGTGGTACGAATACCGCACTAATAACTACATGAATTACTAATACGCTACTTTGTAGCCTGTGCTGCACTTTGCTACGCTAAGCTGGGCTGGGCTATGCTCGGCTTCTCTCTGCTATGTGGTACGAATACCGCATTAATAACTACATGAATTACTAATACGCTACTTTGTAGCCTATGCTTTGCTTGGCTCAGCTCAGCTTGGCTTCGCTTAGCTCTGTGGTACGAATACCGCATTAATAACTACATGAATTACTAATACGCTACTTTGTAGCCTGTGCTTTGCTGCGCTATGCTCAGCTTGGCTATGCTCTGCTCCGCTACGCTTAGTGGTACGAATACCGCATTAATAACTACATGAATTACTAATACGCTACTTTGTAGCCTGTGCTGTGCTTTGCTCTGCTCGGCTTTGCTGCGCTCGGCAGTGCTTCGCTACGCTTAGTGGTACGAATACCGCATTAATAACTACATGAATTACTAATACGCTACTTTGTAGCCTTTGCTTTGCTGCGCTATGCTCAGCCTGGCTATGCTCTGCTTTGCTTCGCTCTGTGGTACGAATACCGCACTAATAACTCTTAGAACTACTAGTACGCTACTTTGTAGCCTGTGCTGCACTTTGCTACGCTGCGCTTCGCTTTGCTGTGCTCTACTTCGCTACGCTTAGTGGTA